TGAGAAGGCTTAAAGTCTGGTGCCCCCTCTCCTGTTTCAAACCAAGCGGGATGTGTCACCCGCACCCTATTGTTTGGTAGAGCTACGATGTTACCCGTATATGGGCCAGCATCTAGCAGCTCCATCACATGACTCTGCTTGTGTTGTGCAGGGTCATCTGCAATCTCGTTGTTCGTATAGTCCACTGTGAACATATACTTCGCGGGGTACATCTCCCCGTCTATCTTAGCCATCCAAGGGCACGGTGTGGCTCTGTCGAGCGTGTATACCGCATGATCCCTAGACGAACAGTCCCAAGGCTGCGCGGCCCATACAGGCATTGGTTCAGGCCATTCCTCGAACGGAGTATCCCCCACCAACGCTGTAATCGGCATACGTGCCCACATAGCGCCACCGTGTACGTTAGGCTCGTCGTCCTCATCGTACGTCTCAGCCCCAGTAAATATCACTTGGAAACTGAGGCATCTGGTCGGCATTGTCGTAACAGCGATAGCCATAGCGTGAATAAACTCGCCGTGGTACTTCTCATGGTTGTGGGTATATTCCTTCCGCACCCAACACTTGAAGTACGGAATGTTGCTCTGTAGGTACGCCACTTAGCAATTCCACTTCCGTAAGCTCTTGTTTATACGGCTGTTTGGATCATTCGCCGTCTTAGAGCTAGTGTTACGTTTTTTCATACCTTTCATGCGTGCACAGAACGACTTACGTCGTTTAGCGGCCTTAGAACCTTTCTTGAGCTTGCTAGGCTTAGTCGTTACGGCAGTCTTCAGCTTACTTCCGGGGTTCTCCCTGTTGTAACTGTCCACGCCTTTTTGATTAAGCCCACCAGACTCGCTCTTGCCTTCCTTGCGCGTCCAAGCAGCGGTACGTCGCCGTCCTCTGGATGAGGCTGGAGAAGTTGGCCCGCCACTCTTAAAAGACGCACATGGAGACTTCTTGTAGTAACTACGCATGTTAGCTGTAGAACACCGTCACTGCGGTCAGATTGGTAAACGCACTGACGTACACATCGCTCTCAAAACGAATGCCGTAGTCTGGAATGTTTACCGAATGAGTAGCCCCAGTGCTGAAGTCTAAGTCCAGCAAAGTAGAGCCACCGTTACCGTCAGTAATAGTAAGTCTAGGAGACCCTGAACCAGCCGTTAACACCTGTACCTGACGTACTCGTGCTGGGCCAACCGCTAAGGAGCCTGTGCCTGCAATGCGTTTAGTCTGAATATCAGAACTAGGCATAAACGCCTCCTATTAGCTAAGAGCCGCGCCTACAGCAGTTACCCAAGCAGCGCCAGTGCTGATCACGATGCAGTATTCATCGTTGCCAGAACCATTGTCAGAAACCATATACACAGTTCCTACAGCGACATCGCCAAATGCAGGTAAGTTTGCGGTAGTTACAACTGGGATTTGAAAGCCACTGTCCGAGCGGACGGGGCCAGAAAATGTGGTTTTAGCCATCGTTTTTCTCACATGTGAGTTTAAGCAAATCTGTCTACATGTCGTCAGTCGGGCCTGTCAGATTCGCCGGATTGTTTCCCGATATGGCTGAAAGTATACCCTACTTTTCACCAAGTCAATAAAAAGGGGAGCCGAAGCTCCCCCCTTATCAAGCACCGTAGCTTATGCGCCGGGTGAACCAAAGATCCCGAGGGGATCAGATACACCAAACGAGTAACGCTCACGAGCCTTGTAGCGGCTGTTGCCCGTATCAAAGTCTGCATCCATAGATGTAGCCATTGGGGTACGAACAAAGTGCTTCAGGCCATTAGGCACATCAGTGGTCAAGAACCAAGCATCTGTATCAGTCAGATAATGGTTAACCGTGTAGCCTTCTGGGATTGAGCCGTTGTTACGGATCGCGTTCAGATCGTTGTCAGCCGTGCCAACTCGACCCTCGGTATCCAACAAGCGGGTTGCAACGAATTGCAGTGCAGGTGGGATAACCAATTTGCGAGGCTTGGCAGCGATCAACAGACCACGCTCATCAGTCCAACCAGCAAGCTGGATAACGGCGGCTTCTAAAGAAGTCTCGTTAAGGTCAGCAGCAACAGCAGGACGGTTTGAGTTAGTTCCGCCAGAAACTAGCGGGTGGTCAGTTGCACACAACACTTTGCCGTCACCGTAGGTTGGGTTACCCGCACCCGTGAACGCGCTGTTCAGGATGGAGGCAGCTTTAACCTGCTTGGTGTAAGCCATAGCGCGAGCAAGAGCTTTCGTATAACGAGATGACAGTGAGTCATACAAGTTATCTTCAATCGCTTCCTCGGTAACACTAAAGCCCATAGCAATGGTTTCGTGCGTGTAACGAGCGGTAAACGCTTCTTGTGCGTTGTCGTAGTCAATGGCAGAACCTTCGTCTTTGACGGGGGCTGCACCAAAACCGGACAACTTAACTTCTTCCTCAAAGGAACGATCAGAGCTTTCAGATTCAAAAATCTCTTTGTGCTCTTCGCCGTACTTCGCATATTCCATACCGAAAAGTGCGTTAAGTCCGGGCAATAGCTCCTTGAGGAGTTGGGCGCGTGAAATAGCCATTATTCAGCTCCTTACTTATAGACCAACAGCATTTGTCATGCTGCTATAGCCGGGATTGAATTTAACCAACACGTCTGGGAATGCGTCACCGATAGGTGATACAGCAGCCACGATACGGAAGGCAGCGGTGGTTGTCTTCGTAGTTGCATCCAATGCACTCGTAGAGTTACCCGTCGTGGTAGAACCAGTAGAGGTAGACTGGGCAGCAGCGAAGAACGTGTTAGCACCAATGTCAGACTGGTCAGCAGCGCCATCCAGTTGAGCTTGGAACAATACGTTTGGATCATCTACAACATACGCCTCAACAACACCAGTGGTGCCGCTTGGGTAGTATTGACCGTAGATTTGTTGCCCTTGAGCATTGATGTACGAACAACCAACAAACACGCCCAAAGAACCCGTCAAAGTGGTTCCAGTAGGAAGTGCGTTAGTAGTGCCATCGGCACCGGTAGCTGTTGACAACGCAATGTACCCGTCAGCACCAATATGGACTACTTGCCCATAAAAGATGTTGGTACCTTCCCCAGCGGGGTCGATGAGGTACGAAGAAGTCGCGCCAGCATACGGTAGTCCGTCAGCGCGTTTTACAGGCTTTAGCCCGTAAGGTGCAGCAGTTGTAGCCATGTTAATGGACTCCTAATTTAAGATTAACCGCCTTTACCAAACGATACGGTGGTTTTCCGTTCGTTGAATATAGGCATACGTGGATCATTCTCACGCATCAGGTTGTTGTCTACAGAACTCATTTGAGATTTCGTCTGATTATTGTAGTAGTCAGTACGTTCTTGAACTAGCTCTGATGGGGCTTTGCACAACATCAGACCACCAATCACCACGTTATCTGCGAAGCGTTCATTCTCCACAGTCACCATAGTAATCTCAGGATGATCTTCAGCCCGTACAGGCTCCCAACCCTCGCGCAATTTCGAGGAAACATTAGTGGCATCCACTTGACCTTGCGTAGCTACACGAACCCAGTGAAATTCGTAGCCGTCTTGTGGCGTAGGTGAGGGTAATACCTCTGGGCGCTGCCACGATCTGGTACGAGTCTTTGTTTCACGAGTCTCGCTGTCACGCTTGATTCTGTTTTCAGCCATTATCCGTTCCTCATTTCTAATGCAACCTGTCTGGCGTATTCTTCCAGTGGTACTCCGAGTCTCTTAGCAAGTGCGACCTGTGTTTGCGATAGTGTCACCTTTTTAGGTGCTGTGCTCCGCGTAGCGGGGGCAACCACATTTGGCCGTTGCTTTCGTTCCTCTCGTGCCTCTGAAGGGACTTCTCCGAAGTAATCGGGGAATACCTCTCGCATACGAGCATCAATGCGCTCGTAGTATTCGTCACTCTGGGGGCTAACCCCATCTCTAACTAACTTATGATGTACCCCGTATGCAAGGCTTTGCATTTCAGGGTCTTCATCAAACCAAGGATTAGCTGATCGCCATTCCTCGGCTTTTGTATCGCGGACGTACTCTTGTACAGCCGGTGTTTCAGTGTCTTGTACAGCAGTTTCTTCGTCCTGTAAAGACGGTATTTGGAAGTTATCCAGCTTATCTGACTTCAGCTTCGCTGTAGTTAACTTCTCTTGTGCTTCCAGTAACGCATCAGAGTTACCTTCGTCGTATGCTGCTTTATAAGAACGTTTGGCGCTCTCCATTTCAATAGCGGCATTACGCTTGGCTTGCTCAAGAAGCGCCTCCTGATTCTTGTTAACGTTGCCTTTCAGCGTCTTGTTCTCGTCAACAAGCCTCTGGGCAAGAGCTTCTAACTCTTGTCGCTCTCGGAGAGCGGATTCTTTGGCCCGACGTTCGTCGTGGTAGCCTTTACTGAAGTGCTTGATCCGGTTACGTACTTTTTCAGAGTAGCCTTCAAGCTCATCGTCAGTAACGTCAGCCGGTGGCTCAGATGGCTTGCGGTTACGATCAGCCTTTGGCGTATCATCCACAACCTCAATGTCCAGCTCATCCGGTTCTGACTTAGCTTCGACTTCAGGTTCAGCAGGAGTATCCGCATACTCGTCCGCACTCTTTCTACCAGATAGGTCAATTTCGACTTCACCAGAACCCTCCACCTCTATAGAAGTATCTTTTTCCTCGTCGGGGAAACTGTATTCAACTTTTTGAAACGGCATGTCTATTCCTTACGCTCGTGATACGCCACTGGGGTCAGCTACAACAGCTTCAATAGAGTCGTCGTTCATCAAACGATACTCTAACCCGTTAACCTTAAATCGTGTGCCTGAGTTGGCACGAAACATCACATAGTCACCTTGTTTACACCAAGGGCCAGTCGTGAACCTTTCGGGGTCGTTATAGGCTTGTTCGCCCATATCCACCACAAGGCCAATGATTGACATGATATGTTCCTGATTCTTGATCGTGTCCGTCTTGAGCAGGTTAGTGCCGTCGAAGGTTTCTTCGATCTGTGGTAGCGCAATCAATACCCGATAGCCCACAGGCGTAGGTAGTTGTGCTTCCAGTTCTTCCGTAGCTTCAACTGTGTCAACAGCTTCACTCATCGTCGTACTCCAAGTTTCGCGAGAGGTCTTCTACATAGCCCAAGCAGGTTTCGAGACCTCGAATCAAACCTGTGGTTTCCTTGTACATGGAGAAGTCTTTAGCCCCTCCACCACTGAGAAATTGTAGTGCGGAGTCCTTATCGGACTCGATTCGTTCCTTTAGCACGTCTAAGACGGTTGTAGCCATTATTGGCCTCTATTGTTGTTGGAATCCTTCATTGTCTTGAGTAGGTCAAGATCCAGTTTTGTGTTGTCCTTTCTACGGTCTGCGGCAAGTTTAGCGCCCGCTTTCTGCGCGTCGATCTGTAGTTCTTGCTGCTTCAGCGCCAATTCAGCCTGATCCATCTGAGCATCCTGCATCTGGTCACGAGCCTTTAACTCCAGTTCAGCCTGCTTCATCTGCGCGTCTAGCTGATCCTTAGCTGCTTTACGCTGTACTTCTTGCTGCTTGATCTGTATTTCTGCTTGCTGCATCTGTACGACAGGGTCTTGAGCTTTCTGCTGCGCTTGTTGCTGCGCTGCTTGCTGCTGGTGCTGCTGTGTAAGTTGTTTGCCTGCATCAGCGACCAGACGAGCCAGATTGACCTCGACCTGTTCAGGTAGCTCCTCACCCGGAGGTGGTAGTGGTGCACCCAGCTTCTCTTCCATCTGCTTGCGGTAGTTGAAGCCAAGGTGTTCTGCGATGTGCGCCTGTAACGCAGCCATAATCGGTTTCGCTTGGGGGTTTTGCCCGATCATCTGCATGATCTGCGGGTCTTGCATAAACGATTGGTGCGTTGCGATGTGTGCTTCATGGTCTTGGTAGATAAACGCCTTCATAGGCTTACCAACCAAGGCATCCATGTTTTCGCTGACTGGATCAGTCGGTTTCGCGTCGTCCTCTGTTGGGACAAGTTTATCAGCGTTCTTAACGCCCAACACTTCGATCATCTGCCTGTGTAGCTGCGGCAAGTCGTAGATCTGTGGTGCTGACTGTGACATCTGCAATACCGCTTGGTACTGCACAACACGTTGAGCCATCGTAGAACTGTTCGGGTCACTGACTGGGATGACATCAACTGCCATATAGTCTGCCACGCGAGCGGTCACTTCACCTCGCATCGGCTCGTAGGCGTATTCTTCTGGCGCGTGCTCCGACATGATTGCCTTGAGCAGCTTAAATTCCTGCTTCATGGCGTAGTGGACACGGGCCTGTACCGCAGCCATAGGCTTGAGCGTACGCTCCAACAGGGCCAGTGTAGTGCCCACAGGGGCATTAGCCGACATGTCCGAGATGTTCATGTCACTGATAGCGCCCAGACGACGACCTTCGTTTGTGATCTGGTTCAACAGAGCTAACAGAGTCTGGCTTGGCTCCTTATATGGGAGCGGCATGATGTTGTCACGGATGCTACCTGACGGCACGTCTACATCCTTGAACTCGCCCGGCTCAATCGGCGTGTCATCACCCTTAATACGTAGCCCACGAGCTTTTAAGCCCCCCGGCAAGTTAGCCAGCGTGCCAGCGTCCACCAGTTGCCGTATCAGCGACGTTCCAGCCTTAGCGTATCCCCCTATGATGTGGATAAGACCAAGCCCATAGAACCCAAATCCCGGTACATACACGTAATGCACAAAATGCTGACGCTTGAGCATCAACGGATCGTCGGGGTTCCAGTTTCGACGTATCGCCAGAATCTCGTTTGTACCTCGCTCCAACGTCACTACGTACGGCTTGGCGATCTCATCATCGTCTTCGTCAATACCTTCAATAACGAGGTCTGCGTGTACTTCATATAAAGAGAAGCGGTCATCGTCTGTTAGTGAGTACCCACCTTCTTCAGCCTTACGCTTCTCAATGTCGGTGTGGTACGGCTGCGGACTGCCCAGATCTACGTCTCGGTAGAACCCACCGGCCTGTAGCTTCTTCAACTCATTCTTAGTTTTACGC